ACCCGGGCCGGCCGTTGCAGCCGTCCACCATCCGGCAGATGGCCCAATTCATGTGCATACTGGACCCGCGCTGCGACTTTGAGGAACACAACACCGTTGCCCAGGGCCACCAGTGCCGTCACTGCAAGATGGATCTGTTCACGTACGTGGAGTGGATCTCGCAGGGTTTGAGGGCGTGGCCGCTGTGAGCGACGTCCTGTGGTTCGGGGTCGTGTTCGCTGCCGTGTGCATCGTCGGATATGTGGGCTTCCTCGCAGGGCGTGACGCTGCCGCCCGTGAAGCGGACTCCACCATTGCCAACCTACGCAGGTCGAACCGTGTCCTCCGTTCAGAGATTGAGCAACAGCGGTTCAACACGGGGCGGGGGAAGGCGCTGTGATGCCCGCCGATGACGTGGCGTGGATCGCCCACGCGCCCGCCCCTGTGCGTGCCGCGTATTGCATGGCATGGCACACCGATAGGGCGCTGTGGCTGTCCGCGTGGCAGCCGGGTGAGCGTGCCCATGTGCGGCTGACCATGCGGCGGGTGTGCCGTGGCTAGGCAGCCATGGCGCTGCGTTCACTGCGGGCAATGGCGCTGGTACCTGAACCGCCCGTGCCATACGTGTGAGCGACTGGCCGTGCGCTGGTGGATTGCTGAACAGGTGGGCAAATGAGACTGTGCATTGCAGACCCGCCATACCTTGGCACGGCGGAAATGCTCTTGTGAGGGGGACGTGAGTAGCCATGACTGGCAGTAAGCCCACGCCTAATCAGCGGGGTAACCGGGCGTTAGAGGCCGTCGGGTTCTGCATGGGTCGATCACCCCAGGCAACCCCGACAAGGGCACTGAGCAACCACGGTAAAGGCGTATCCGGGCGTGGCGCACGACAACCCTCCCCCTTGATTCCCGATCACGTAGAGCATCGCTCTGGCAACTCAACCGCATACGGACTCACCAGACCGCGTGTGCAAAGGGTGGTCCCGACTAGGGGCCATTCCCGCCCGGATCTACCTCCCGCGTATGAGAAAGGAACCAAAAGCCCATGTCCCGTGTGACTAAGTGCCAGCGCCCTAGCCGTTGCCAGACATGCCTAGCGCCTATGCGCCGTGGACAACCGATACGTAAGACGGACGGGCGTTGGCATCACGACGGGTGCAAGCCATGACTGAGCGTCAGGGGGTTGACCATTCCCTGGCTAGTGATGTGCCATGGTGTACGTGCGGGTGGAGGGATGTGCGTGTGGGTAGGCAGGCAGCATGGGCAGCCGCATATCAGCATGCCCACACAGCGCACCCGGGTGACTATGAACCCAGTGTGGATCGCGCCTATCAGAGGAGTAAGGAATGAGACCTTGGCAGAACACAGTGCATAAGGCGCGTGCCCTGCTGCAACCTCAGATAGATCAGGGCACAGCGACATGCGGCAAGTGCGGGCATCCTGTAGTGCAGGGCATGGCCTGGGATGTAGGGCACATCATCGCCCAGGACATTGCACCCCACATGGCACACGACCCTGCCAACTGGCGCATTGAACACAGGCGCTGCAACAGGAGCGCGGGCGCAACGTATGGCAACAGGAAACGTCGACGCCGCATGCTGCCTACCCCCTCACGCACATGGTGATGCATGCAAGCCACAGTTTTTCAGCCACGACCGAGACAACTCCGCACTTGAAAATTTCTGTCTACTCAGGTTACGCACAGGGTTGTCCACAGGTAAGTGGTTGAAAGGTAGATTAGTCTGATGGCTGATGGACTGTTCACGAAGCCGCGTCATCGTGTCGGCGCGTCTGAAGCCTTGCTTGCCAAGACTCTGCGGGCGTGGCATGAGGAGGGTGTGCTGGTGGGGGACAAGTATGCGGCGCAGCGGGGAATCCTGCGTGACGCGGCCCGTACCGTGGACCTTGCCCGTGACGATGCTCGGTCGGATGACGCGGCAGTCTCGCGTTTCGGGCGGGCGAATAAGACGTTCGCGGAACTGCTGGACCTGTATCTGCGCGGTCAGGAGGTGAGCGAGGTTGACGGCATCGACGCTCTCATCGCCAACATCTCTAGCGGTCCCCCGTTACGCGACCACCCGCAACACTGAACGCCCCACCTACGGCCCCCACGTCGATCAGGTCGCCGCCGCCCTAGGTCACCCGTCGATGCCGTGGCAGGCGCACGTCAACGCCGTCGCCAACGAACTCAACGATGACGGGTCGTTCCACTACAAGACAGTCATCGTCAGTACGCCCCGGCAGGCGGGGAAAACCACCCTCCTGTCGGCGGTCATGGCGCACAGGTGCATCGCCCTGAATGACTTCCGCATCTACTACACGTCCCACTCCGGGACGGCAGCGCGGGCGATATGGGGGGAGTGGTATCAAACCCTGTCCGCATCCATGCCCGGTAGGTGGCGGTTCCGCCTGTCGAACGGTGAGGAGTCGGCGACGTGGCCGTCCCAGCGGTCGTTTATCAAAACGTTTCCGCCCACCCCCGCCAGTCTCCACGGCGTGCAGTCGGATCTCGTCGCCCTGGATGAGGTGTGGAAATACTCCATGACGACCGGTGACGCGATCACCCAGGCCGTCGTCCCCACGCAAGCCACCCGCCCCCGCCGCCAGTTGTGGATCGTGTCCACAGCAGGCACCGATGAGTCGGAGTGGATGCGCGGGAAGATCGAGGCAGGACGGGCGTCCCTCACCGACCCGGACACGACCACCGCCTACTTTGAGTGGTCCGCCGGCGACGACATGGACCCCACCGACCCGGCGACGTGGCCGCTGTTCCACCCCGCCTACGGCATCACCATCGACCATGAGGGCATGACCGTGGCCCGGGACCAGATGGGCGACCAGTTCGCCCGGGCGTACGGCAACCAGTGGCCCACCACCGCCGTGTCGTGGCGGGCCGCGTGGTGCCTGCGATCCACCCAGGAGCGGCTGCCGGAGCGGGGGCGGGTGTTCCTGTCCGCCGACGCACACCCCAACCATCGTGCCGCAACCATCGCCGCCTGCGGAGACCTGGAAACTGGCGGGCGTGGGGTGGAGATCATCGACATGCGGCCGGGCATCGACTGGGTGCTACCCCGCCTCGTGGAACTGTCCAAGACGCACCGGTCACCCATCGTCATTCACCGCACCGGTGCGCTCGGGCACCTGATAGAGGACCTGCAGGGGGCGGGTGTGCGGGTGGTGGCGGCGTCCGGCGCGGATTACGCCGACTGCGTGGCCAGGTTCACTACCGCCGTCGTCGCCGGGAACGTCCACCACCTGGACGATCCCCGCCTGAACATGGCCGTGTCGTGCGCGGTGACCCGCCGTTCCGGGGGCCGGGACGTGTGGGACCGGGGCGAGGACGTGTCCCCCCTCCTGGCGTCCGCATGGGCGCATTGGGAGGCGTCCAGTCCCGGCGTGAAACCGCGTGTCGTGACAGCCCGAGAATGTCGCACCCGCCCGTAGCATGTATGCATGGGGTGGTTTGATCGTCCGACGCGGGTACGCGAAGCCGTGTCCACCCATCTGCGCGAGACCGACCCGTTCCCCGGTGTCTACACCGGGGGAGGGGTCCTGCCCAAGTGGTCACAGTTCCAGTCGATGCACGCACTGTGGGCGAAGCAGGTTCCCGCGTTCACCCGGGGCCTGAAACTCATCACCGGCACCGTCGCCCAACTCCCGCTCACGGAATGGCAGGGCACGCAGGCCGTCCCGAACCCGTGGCTGGCGCAGCCGGAACCCGACGAACCGGCGTGGGTGACCATGCAGCGCACCGTGGAGGACGTGGTCCTCTACGGGCGGGCGTACTGGCTCATCACGAAGGTGGACAACGGCAGACCCGTCGCCATCGAACACCTGGACTACGCGGAGGCGACACGGCAGGAACGACCCGACCCCGCCCCCGACCTGATCGGCGTCGGTGACGAAGGCCTGTGGCCGATCGCTGACCCGCGATACAACCGGTGCAGCCCGAACACGGTCATTGAGTTCCGTGGCTACAGGGAAGGCGTCCTGGTCACCGGGGTGGACACCATCTCCACCGCGTTGGCGCTGGAACTGACGACCCGGAATCAGGCCGACGTGCCCATGCCGTCCCAGATCCTCAAAAACACGTCCAATTACGAACTGGACCCCACGGAGGTGACCGAACTCATCCGCGCCTACACCGAGGCCCGCCAGACCTCCTCCGTCGCGTACCTCAACGGTGGGGTGGAACTGGACACCCTGGGCTGGTCCGCGCAGGAAATGGCGCTGGAGCCACAGCGAAACCAGTCCGCCATTCAGATCGCCCGCCTGCTGAACCTTGACCCGTCGTTCGTCGGCGCGTCCACATCCGGTTCGTCCCTCACGTACACGAACCGTGAGGACCTACGCCGCGACCTGATAGACCTGACCCTTTCGGACTACCTGACCCCCATTGAGCAGCGCCTGTCCATGCGGGACCTGACCGATGGCATGGTGCGTTTCGATACCGCAGAGTTCGTCCGCTCCAACCTGGACGCCCGCGTGAACATGGTCAACATCCTCGTGCCGCTCGGTGTGATGAGCACGGATGAGGCCCGGGCGTTCCTCACCACTTCCCCCACTAACGGAGGTGCCTTCTCGTGAGCATCGAAACACGTGACCTGACCATGGCGCTGACCGTCCGGGAGGAGACTCCCCGGGATGGTGTCGCCGCCGTACTGGAGGGCGTAGCCGTCCCGTACGGCACGGAGATTCAGGTTAGTGGTATTCGTGAGGAGTTCGCCCCGGCAGCGTTCGACGTCAACGACGTGGTCGGCAAACCGCTGTTCTGGCGGCACGGTGAGCAAATCGGGCGGATCACCCACGCCGCCAACAGCCCCGTCGGTTTGACGGTCGCCGCCGACATCGCTGACACCACCCTCGGGCGCGACGTCGCCACCCTCACCCGGATGGGTGGCATGGGCCTGTCCGTCGGGTTTGAGCCCACGTCCAATGCGTGGACGGCGACCCGCGACAAGGTGACCCGGATCAAGGCCGTCCTGCGTGAACTGTCCGCCACCCCCAGTCCTGCCTACGCCGCCGCAGGCGTGAGCGCCATCAGAGAGGAAGCAGTTATGCCCGAAACCACTGAGGTTGAGGCCACCCCGGTGGTCCCGGCTGACCCGCGTGTCGACGCTCTCGCGTCCGACATGTCCACCCTGCGTGAGCAATTCGCCCACATCCACGTCGGCGGGTCTCCCGTTGACCCGTACGCCGAATACCGCCAGTACCAGACCATGGGGGAGTACTCCGCTGCCGCGTTCCGTGGCGAGGTAATCAACCGTGCCGCACCCGACCAGGTCACTTCCGCGAACCCGGGCGTATCCGCGCCACAGTGGATGTCCGACGTGAAGAATATCGTCGGTTTCGGTCGCCCCGGAATCACCGCCGTCGGCGTCCAGTCCGCCGGTGCGACAGGCCTCGACTACGCATGGCCCTACTTTGACGGAAACCTGTCCGCCATCGTCGCCGCCCAGTCAGCGGAAAAGGCCACCCTGAACACGGTCCTCATCTCGATCAAGAAGGGCACCGCGTCGCTGACCACCTACGGCGCATACTCGGACATCTCGTACCAGTTGCTTCAGCGGTCGCAGCCGTCCTACCTAGAGGCGCATAACCGGATCATGCTCGCCTCGTATGCGACGATCACGGACAACGTGTTCGTGGACGCCCTCGTCGCCGGTGGCACCGCGTCCGCCGTGGACTATGATCTCGCCGCTGACACCACCGGTGCCCTGTTCCGGGCAGCAGTGTTCGCCGCATCCGGTGAGGTGGAGACCGCGACGGGTTCACCCGCGTCGGTGGTACTGGTGTCGTCCACCGTGTTTAACAAGGCCGGTGGCTGGTCCGACCTGACCCCGCAGCCGTACGGCACGTTCAACGTGGGCGGCACCGCCACCGCGTCCACCCTCAACGTGTCCGTGTCCGGTCTCCGCGTCGTTCACGACCGCAACCTCGCGGCGGGGTCCATCATCGTCACGAACGGTCAGGCTGCCGCGTGGATCGAAGACGGCCCAATGTTCGCCACCGCCGAAACGCCCAGCAAGTTGGGGCGTGACGTCGCCATCTACGGGTTCGGCACGACGGCCATTTTCAACGCCGCCGGCGTCGTGAAGATCACCAATCTCGCCTGACCCCTCCGGGACCGGTGACCCGGCTGAAAAGGTCCCCCCTAGCCGCCGGGTCACCACCCCCAGAACAGGAAGGAACACCATGTGGGCAACCATCGACGACGTGGCCGCGCATATGCGGGTCCCCGCCGACACCCGCATGGCTACCTGCCTAGAGGAAGCGCAGGACTGGGCGCAGACCAAACGCCCCGACCTGGACCCGTACGCCTACCAGAGGCCCGCCATCAGGAAGGCCGTGTGCATCATGGCCGGTCTGCTGTACCGGGAAGGCTCATCCCCGCAGGGCATACCGGGTTACGAGTCGGAGGGTGGCGGGTTCACCGACACCACCGCCTATTACCGCTGTTTGGACATGCTCGGCAACCGGAAACCCGTGGCACGGTGAGCCTGTCCACGGACCTGGACTCCTGGGCCGCCGCTGTCGCGTCCGCCACGTCGATACCGGCGACCCGGGACCCCGACCTTGTGCATCCGCCGTGCCTGTTCGTGGGCCTGCCCGAGATCCTGTCGGCCACACTGACCGCTGTCACCGTGCAGGTACCCGTGTGGCTGGTCGCTGACGGTGTGGGGAAGCCTGCCGGGGACCAGTTGCTTGACCATGTTCTGACCGTCGTGGGGCAGCCGGATTTCGTGAAGGCCGCATCCGATACCACCTTGACCGTGGCGGGGACCGAGTTCCACGCCTACGCCTGCACCGCCCGCCTACAGATCAGCATCTAGGAGACCCGTCATGGCTGTACTCAGTTTGGCCGGTGCGTCGTTCACCGTCGGCGTTGGACCGTCGACCGCGACCGACGTGACAGCGCAGATCACCGACGGCACGATCACCGCCGACTCCACCGTCGAGCGGGTCCGCACCCTGGGCCCGAACATCGCGTTCGTTGGCACCGACCTTGCCCACAGCGCGGACCTGAACTTCCTGTACGACGAGGAGTCAGGGTTTTACTCCGCGCTCGACACCGCCACCACCACGAACGACGCACTCACGGTGACGATCACCGGCGGCGGCGGGGAATGGACCGGCACCATGTACGTGTCGACACTATCCGTGTCGTTCGCTGCTGACGGTCTCGCGTCCTGTTCCGCGTCGTTCACCGGCGAACTGGTGTTCGCAGCAGCCACCCCGTAGTCATGGCTGGTTCCACGTTCGACGTCACCGGTCTCGTGGCGGTCAAGGCCGTCCTGAACACGATCGCCAAAGAGGACCTGAACGAGGCCCGGAAAGAGATCCGTACCGCGTCGAAGGCGATAGCCGAGAAGCACCTCATTCCGGCGCTGAAACGTTCCGCCGGGTCCTCCGGCGTGCCCATCGCCTCACGGATGGCGGACACCTCCCGCGCCCGCTCAGACCGGATCGTGTTCGTCGCCATCGGTGCAGTGAACCCGAAACTGTCCGGGTTCAAGCGCGGCCAGTCGAAGTACCGGACCGGGATGGCGTGGGGGTCCGAACGTGGCCCCGTCCCCGACGCCCGCGTGAACAACTACGCGGTGCCGTTCCGGGGTGACCGGGGCTACTGGGTGCGTTCCGCGACGGAAGCCACCGGCCCGAAAGCGGCAGAAGAGTATACGGCGATGCTGCACCGGGTCATGCGGAAGTACGGGGGCCGGTAGCCATGGCTTCCATGCCCGGCATCGTTATCAAGGTAGGTGTCGACGCCGCTAAGGGCATCAAGAACCTGGACAACGTGGGGAAGGCGCTAGCCCGTGCTTCCACCCGGGCGGATAAAGCCCGCATCGCGTGGAAGCAGATCGGTGTCGGTGTCGCCGCCGCCGGGGCCGCGCTCACTGCCGTCGCCGCCGACTCCGTGCAGGCGTTCATAGACGACCAGAAGGAAGCCGCGACCCTCGGCAAAGTCATGGAGAACATGAACTTCGGGGACCGTACCGCTGAGGTGACCGCGTTCATCGACCAACTCCAGTTCGTGGCGAACGTGTCCGAAAGTGTTTTGCGTCCCGCTTTTTCCACCTTGGTCCGGGCGACCGGCGACGTCACCACCGCGCAAAGCCAACTGCAACTCGCCCTAGATATCAGCGCGACCACCGGCCTAGACGTCGCCTCCGTCGCGGACAGTTTGGGCAAAGCGTGGGCGGGGAACCGGCGCGGCCTACTCACCCTGAAATCGGGACTGGACCGCACCTACCTGTCATCCGCGTCGATGGTCGATATCACCGGCAAACTGCAAACCGTGTTCGGTGGCGCGTCGGACACGGCAGCGGGAACCCTGTCCGGCGGCATCGCCGGGGTGAACCTCGGGCTGGAGGAACTGAAGGAATCGTTCGGCGCGGGACTGGTCGGCAACGTCGACACCGTGAATGGGCGGTTGCAGGAAACTGAGCAACGGCTACGGAACCTGCAACCCGCCGCAGAACAGGCCGGTGGCGTCATCAGCGACGTGCTCGGGGGCGCAGCGGATCAGGGTGCCCGCGTCCTGTCCACGTTCAACCGGGATGACGCCGGGTTCGCCACCATGTTCCAGCGGTTCGCTGAATGGGCGTCCATGGGGGCGATCCCTGACAACCTGTTCGGCAACGTGACCACCGGGCTGGACGGCACCGCGTCCGCTGCTGGGGGAGTCACCCAGGAATTTGACGACATGGCCCGGCGTGCTGCTACCGCCGCCGCCGCCCACCGCGACCTGAACACCGCACTTGGTGAGACACCCGCCGCCGCCGCGACCGCCGTGTCCGCCCTGATGAACGTCGGTGACGCATACACCGCGTTGAACTACTTCGGCGGCACACCGACGTCCGGGTATGACCGGGAAGCCACCACGATGGCGATACTCGGGTTCCAGAAGAACGCCCGGGACCGGGCTGCTGCTGCCCGCGCCCGCGCTCGGGCAAAAAAAAAAGAAGCCAGGCTTGACGCGGTGAGGCAGGCCGCGTCGTTCGCTGACACCATCGCCCGTGCCGCGTCCCGGACGGGTGCCCAGGTCGCCACCGCGAAGGTGGAACTGTCCCGAAGGTCCTGCGCGTGAACAGGTTCGGGATCGGTGTGCGGATCGCCGGATACGATGTGGCCCCGTGGGTGCTCGAGGGCGGCAGCATCGACTACGGGCGGACCACGATCAACGAGCAGCCGGGGGCACCGACGTGCCGCCTGACACTGTTCACGCGGGAGGGATGGCCACAGAACCCGGACGCATGGTTCGACTACGGGGTGGGGACGTGGGGGGACACGTCCGGTTTCGACCCCACCCACGACACCACCGACGACTACATCGGCCCGCGAACCCCGCTGTTCATCGGTGCCCCCGTATGGGTGTCCGCCACCACCACGTCGGGTTTCCTCCCCGACCACGACACGCAGGACACGTACCTCGGTGCGGAGTTCCGCCGGTTCACCGGCAGGGTGCAGGCCATCGAATACTCCAGGTACCGGGTGGACGTCGTGTGCGCGGGAACGCTGGAGGACTGGGCACGGGTCGGGATACTCGCGGAACCCGTCGACGGCATCGGGTCGGAACGGGACAACGTACGCGCCGACACCCTCGCCACCCTCACCCCGTCACCCACCGAACTGCACGTATCCCCCGTTGAGTTGACCGGGATACTCATGCTGCCCGTCCCAGCGGACGCATACCCGCTGTGCCTGCTGGTGGAACTGCAACAGTTGGCGATGGATTCCGACTCCCTCCTGTACCAAAACCGGGAGGGAAACGTCATCTATCAGCACCGTTCCTGGTCGCCCCCGTGGGAGTACACGATCCCTTCCTACGTGGTGAACGCGGACGCACTAGATATGGTCCTGGAACTGGGGGACATGCAGAACACGGTCACCGTCGAATACGGGACCCCCGATGAGGTCACCGGGTACCGCCCCATCAGCACATGGACGGACAGCACAAGCATCGCCCTGTACGGGCAGCGCAACGGGTACTACACCCCGCCCATTGAGAACAGCACATCAGCGGACGCACACGCCGCCACCATCCTCAACCGGCTGAACCCGGCATGGCATCTTCCCGACGTGGAACTCATCATGGAACTGGCCACCGACCGGGACGTCTATGACATCTGCGCCCTGGACCAGAACTTCCCCGTCACCATTGAGGATTTCCCTCTGGGTGCCCCCGCCCCGGAGTTCGTCGGCACCGTCCTGGGATGGACAGAGGACCTGTCCTCCCATGACTGGGTTATCACCATGCACCTAGCCCCGTCCTACACGATCGCCCCCGTCTGGGAGGGAACCTAAATGTCAGGCGTCACCGTCCACAACGACCTTCACGACAGGATCATGGTCCTCGGTGCCCGATACCACGTGACCGTTGACATTGGCGGCCCGTTCACGGAGGGCGACCCCGCCCACGTGGAGGAACACAACCGGGTAAACCGGGCGATGATCGACCTCATGGACGCGGGCAACGCTGCCGGGGTCACCCCCGAAATCGCCATATCGCTGCCAGGTTCCCGCATCGTGGGCGACACCGGCCACATCATCGACCACGGTCTCATGGACGCCGCCCTAGACGTTCTAGAAGCCGTCGAACTGCCCTGGGAGTGACCATGATTACCGCCACCTACCCGATCCGCGCCCGCCGGCACGCAGGCTGGACCGACATCCTCCTCCTGGAACAGGAGGTGCCCCCGGTCCTGCCCGACACCGAACCGACGTGGGAACCCATCGACCTGACCGGGTACACCGCCCGCATGCAGGTTCGTACCGCGCTGGACGACGACGACGACGCCCCCCTCCTGGCCACCCTCGACAGTGAGGCAACGGGGATCACGATCAACGAATCAGAGGGGACGATCACCCTCGCGCTTCCTGACACCCTGACGGGCCTGATCCCTGCGGGCCGGTGGGTGTATGACCTGCGGATCGTGCCCCCCGGGGCGGACGCCGACTATCTGGTGTCGGGGCCGTTCATCATGGAACCCAGCGTCACCACACCATGACCACGATGCGGGTCACATCGACCTTGACCGCTGTGCGGGTGACCGCACACCCCGATGACGCCCCCGTCCAGGTAACCCCGGGCGGTTCCACGGTGGTGCGGATCTCCACGTCGCAGACCGGGACGGTGACCACGGGGCCACCCGGTGCCGCCGGTCCCACCGGCCCGACGGGACCCACGGGTGCCGCCGGGACGATGGGCGTGGACGGGGCGACGGGGCCGACGGGTGCCACCGGCACCGCGTCCACCGTCACGGGGCCTGCGGGTGCCCTGGGTCCGACCGGTCCCACGGGGCCGACAGGATCAGCAGGGGCCGCGTCCACCGTTACGGGTCCCACGGGGCCTGCGGGGTCGCTGGGTCCGACCGGCCCGACGGGTGCCCCCGGCGACCCGTCCACGGTCACGGGTCCCACGGGGCCTGCGGGGGCAGCGTCCACGGTCACAGGTCCCACGGGGCCTGCGGGTGCCGCGTCCACCGTCACAGGTCCCACGGGTGCCCTGGGTCCGACAGGCCCCACGGGGCCTACAGGTTCAGCCGGGGCCGCGTCCACCGTGACGGGTCCGACGGGGCCTGCTGGTGCCGCGTCCACCGTGAGCGGTCCCACCGGGCCGACTGGTGCTGCTGGTGCCGCGTCCACCGTCACCGGTCCCACGGGGCCGACGGGTGCCGCATCCACCGTGACGGGTCCGACGGGGCCTGCGGGTGCCGCATCCACCGTGACGGGTCCGACGGGGCCGACTGGTGCTGCTGGTGCCGCGTCCACCGTGACAGGTCCCACCGGGCCTGCTGGTGCCGCGTCCACCGTGACAGGCCCGACCGGGCCGACGGGGGCCGCTGGTGCCGCGTCCACCGTGACAGGTCCCACCGGACCTGCGGGTGCCGCGTCCACCGTGACAGGCCCGACCGGGCCGACGGGGGCCGCTGGTGCCGCGTCCACCGTGACCGGTCCCACGGGGCCGACGGGTGTCGCGCAATGGCTAGCCACCGGACCGACACCTCCCGCCGGTTCCACGTCCTACGGCTGGTACAACGTAGAGAACGGGAAAACGTACGTCTATTGGGACTCCGCGTGGGCGCAGATCGGCGCGAACGTCGCCGGCAGCACCGGACCGACCGGGCCGACCGGAGTCACCGGACCCACAGGTCCCACGGGTGCCGCGTCAACCGTCACCGGACCCACCGGTGCCACGGGTGCCACGGGTCCAGCGGCGGCAGCGGACATCGGCTACTTCCTGTCCAGCAACCGCAACCTGTCGAACGCGACCGGCGCACAGTCCATCTTCGGCGTCGGGGCCACCCTCGCCTCGGACACCACCTATGAATTGGAGATGGACACCGCCATCACCTGCACCGGGACAACAACAGCGATCAAGTCTCTGGGGTTCGCGTTCACCGGGACACTCGCCTCCATCGGCTACCAATGCCACTGGTTGCACTCGGCTACCTCCCAGGTGACGGCAGGAAACGCGCAAGCCATCTGGGTCGCCAGCGGCACCGCGCAGGCTCTCGGGGCCACGGGCACCACGAACTATTCCCGCATCCGGGTCCGGGGGACCGTCAGGGTGACAACGACGGGAACGTTCACCCCGCAGATCACGTACTCCTCTGCCCCGGGTGTCGCCCCCGTAGTACAGGCGAACTCCG